GAGCGAACCTCACGGGCGAGTTGCACATCCAGGTTGAGCTTTCCGATGACCTCCAGGCCCTTCTCGTCCTCGGTCCCCGAAATAACGCCGATGGGTTTGTCGATATTGTGCGACCACAGAAGCGGGAACTGCTTTTTCTCCCGCAGCGTTTTCTTGAACGCTCCCTTCTGCACCGAATCGCCGTAGGTATCGACCACGTCGAAGATGGAAGCATAGCCGGTGAATGTTCCGGCCTCCCCCTCTTCGCCGCCCATGACGAACTTGAATTCTAGGTTTTTAGTTTCGAGTTTCTTTGACATATCACCCTCCTCGTTAAGCCACAACCGGATACGTGCCACACAGACAGTTGCACACCTCGCCCGCGCTCCCGCGCGGATCGCCCGGAAAGCCAAGTTGTTCGCCGCCGACGTTGAAGTCCTCGTCCAGCGCGACCTCTTGTCCGTCCGCCGCGATATGCGATTCCCGGCTGTCCGGAACATGGGAGCACATCCAGCCCTTTAGCTCCACAAACTCGGTCTCCTTGAACCCCTCGATGGCCCCGTAGTTATCGACCTTTGCGCTCTCCGTCCGTGCCCACAGCCGCGCCCGCCAGGGCCCGAGGTCTGCCGCTTTATCGCTCAAGTTCTGGGCGAATTGTTGGACTGTCCAGTTTGAATCATTGGCCTCATGGATCATGCGCTCCACAATCTCAAGCATCGTCTCGCTCACCTTCGTCCCCGAGTTGAAGATCATGTCCTTGAGTTTCGCGTCTTGTTCCGGCGTCATCGTGAAGGTCCAGGACGTCGGCTTCTTCGGATCGCCCTTCCATGCCATCGCCTTGAATTCGGTATCGTCGAACAGCTCGCCCTTTGACGCCCTCATGCCGGCATTCCCCGCACGGATGAAATGATCGACATACCAGGCCGTGAACGTCCGGGCATATCGCTTTGCCTCTTCCTTGACGCTGAAGATGTCGGCGGCATGGACGCCGCTCGTAGAGCCGAGCCGCGCCGCCTTCTGTCTGAGTGCATCGGCTTGGGCGCGAAGATAGCCTTTCGCCATCTGCTCGAATGATTTCTCGCGCGCCTTGACCCGCGCCTCGAATGTTTTCCACAGCCGCTCCTTGCGCTCCGGGACCGTCCAGAAAGACTTGACGGTTGGTGCTGATTTCTTCCCCGCTTCTGCCTCTGCGGCGGAATCGTCGGCCCCGCTCCCCGACTCGTCCTCGGGCTTTTCGTCATCCGCGTCCGGCGTCCCCTCGGCAAACGGCTTGAGCACTTCCGGCACGGGTTCCGGCTCAGCAACCGATTGCTCAAGCGGAATCTTCCCTATCCCGACCAGAATCACGTCGCCCTCCGGCCCAACCTCGTCATATCCCGTAGCAACGCGCTTCTCGTTCACCGTCAGCCAGTCGGATGACGCAAGATAGGTATATTTCTGCGCCTGCTCTTCTTGCAGGGCTTCGATGGCGTCCCTGTCGTAATCGAGATACAGCCCTTCCCCGAATAGCGGGACGATCCATGAGTTCAGCGCGTCCCGCAGGTTGTCCATGATCGGGAGCACCGTCTCCATGTAAAGCGCCTTCCGCGCCTCCTGCACGTTCGAGTAAGTCTTATTCTCGCTATCGCCCAAGAGTTCCGACGGCACGTTGAACACGGAGCAGATGCGCCGCAGGTTGGACTTATCCGCGTTCACCCAGTCCATGTCCTTCGGCGAAATGGCGAATTGCTTCCAGTCGAACCCGCCCTCCAGGATCATCGGCGTTCCCGCATTCCCCGAGCCCATGTACTTCTCGCGGAGCTGGCGCTCAAGGAACTTGCGCTGATCTTCGGTCAGATTACCCGTCAGGACGAGCGCTCCCGGCGGACGCATATCGTTCTGGAGGATTTTCGCGTTCCACTCAGCCGACGCATTAGAAATATCGATGGAGCGGGCCGCAACCTCAAGCCGCGATAGGCCATAGAAGTCATCGAGCGGATTGAAGTCCTTGAGATGCAGAACTTCCTCCGGCTTGAAGATTGTCTTGAGTCCGTTGACCTCGTACTCATAGCCGCCGACGAGTTCTTTGCCGCCCTTGCCGCCCGGCCTAACCTTCATCCGGTCCGGGCGCAGCGCGTAGAGGAAACGGGGCGGCTGTGTCCCGATCCCCACACGCAGGATGTAGCTGTTCCCGGCCAGGAGCTTGTAGCTGACGACCTTTTCGATGAACTGAAACCCGTGATCGTATTCGTTCGGGTGTGCCAGCAGCGCGGCGAGCGGGCTATCCTCAAGCTCCGTCGGCTCGCCGCCCTTGCTCTTGCGGGCGACTGTCCAAGCGATACCGGAAGCGGAGCGGGCAATCAGGCTCACGCACGCGAACGCGGGAGCGCAAAGTTTGTACCCGGCTTGAGCCAGCTTGTTATAATCAGCAGGCGTCCAGACTGCCTCCTGCCCGTACATCATGGCCAGGATAGACTTCCACGTGGGGTCTTCCTTCCGCTCTGTCGCCCTTGTGATGTTTAAGCCTAAAAGTTTCATCTCAGATACTCCAAATCCTCGGCTCTACTCTCGGCCCACAATGCGCGTAGATGCCATATCGGATCGCATCCATCGCGTGATCATCAAACTTGACGGGCTCGGGAAGTGGGTTGCCGTTCTTGTCCTCTCGCCGTTTGTATCGACTGGCTTCGCGGATGATATTTTCAGAACCAGCCACAATGTGAATCTTCTGCGCCTTGAGGAAATCGATACCCGTCCTTACGCTATCTGGCCCCTTGGGTGCCGGGATTGCATTTATGCCCATGCGGTAAATTTCTTCGACCGACTTCTTCTCTGCACTGTCCCAGTAACTTGGGAGACGTACATCGATGTCAGGATCGGCTATCATGCGACTTCCGATGTCCTGGTTTGTGAGCCCCTTCTCATAGAACATCTCTTGGAGCCAAAACTCATCGGCCTTGTGGTATATCTTTATTAGCGCCGCGGGGTTGACGCTGTAGCCGAAGTCGCCGCCGTAGAAGATATCGTCAAAACGCATGACGGGCAGAAGCACAACGTCCCAGGCGTAAATTTTGCCCTTAGCAACAGCCCAGATTCCCAGGCCATAGATTGAATACATTGTCTCATCTTGAGATTTGAGATCGTTGAGTTGGGTCGCATATTTCGCCCTGACCTCAGCTATCGGATTGTCTGCAATCGTCGAATGGTGGACGCGGGCATTCGGATTCAAGTGGTCAAAAAACATATCCTTGAGCCACGGAGCCTGGGCCTCATCCGGATTAAAACTCAGAATGATCTGATGGTATGCCGGACCAGGTTCGCGCAACCGCAGGTCAAGCTGGAGGAAATCGTTCTTCGTAAAGTTGGTGGCTTCCTCAAGCCATTCGCCCGTTATGCCCTTGATCGACTTTATTTTCTCGGGATCATCCAGCCCGTCGAACAGAACTTCATTTAGCCTTCCGTCTGGTCCGATCCATGAGATAACTCGACTAGTTTTATTGAGATCATAGACAACCTCAGTCTCGCGTAAGAGACAACGGAAAACCTCAAGAACAGATTCCTGAACCCGCGAGCGAACCTTGCGGAGAATCAGGAAGCGGTGCCCCCCCTCTTTCTGGCATCTGTAGAATATTTTCCGAGCAGCGAATTCCGTCTTACCCGAGCCCGCCCCGCCGCATAGGACTAGATAACGATGTTTATCTTCGAGAAGCGGATAGAAGGACGCAGAGAGCGTGATCTCGCTCATTGAGCGCCATCACCATTGCCGCCGCCATTGTCATCCTTCGTGTGGACAACCTTGATGAGAAGTGCCGGAAGGTTGCCATCGGCGTCGGGCGTATTGCCAAGCTGGAGGTTCGAGGGCATGGTCCGAGCAAGCCAGCCGTAGAACGTGGCACGATTGCGTTGGCTTGACATGATCCATTCGATGAGCCCCTTGAGCCCGCCGACGCAAGGGTCGTTATAGGCGGCAAGACAATCTTGGTAGAAGGATTCCGAGAGTTTAGACTTCGCCCCCCTGGGTCGTCCCTTGGCTTCTTTGTTTCCTTTTTGGAATTTCACGTTTATTCTCGTTATCTAACGGCATGACGACGACCATGACGTTGGCGTCGCCGCGGTGTAGTCGATGGAGAACTTCTAGAACCTCCTCGGTCGGAAGAAATCGGAGTTTGAGTTCGCCTTCGGTATCGTTCGTGATGAGACTTTTGACGCTGATGAGTTTGATCTGAGCAGAGAAGGCGACGCGTTTATTGGTTTTCATGCTTTATTTGTGGGCGGCATTATCTCGGGACGAAACCTTTTGTCTAGCCGCCCATCGTGATTCCGTGAATAGCAGGGGTCGCCTCGATGACGGCCCCGCGCCCTTTCGCCGAAGCTACCGGGGGTGGTATCTGACAATTCCTAGGTATTAAAGAATCCTTAATAGCTCGAAACGCTATTAAGACTTGTCGGCTTTCGCGTTAATAACCGCCAGGTAGGTCCCGATCCCGTTCCCGAAGACGAAGCCCACAATACACAGGATGTTATGAGTGGTCAGCGCCCGCTCGATCACGCCGAACGTGAATAGCGGAATGATCACGGCGTAGGCCGATGCCCGGAAGGCCCGACGCTCCGATAAAGCCATGTAGTACAGGGCGATGAATACGTCCGCGACGACCCCGAGGGCGACGTAAATAAGCAGGGTCAGTAAGCGGGGGGTCATCGGACCTCATCTCGTCCGTCCTCGATAATATCGCCAGACCATTGCGATAAAGAGCGCCAGCGCCATCAGGGCGCATAGGTTCAGGGGCGAAAGTTGGAGCTTGATGGCAAAAACTACGTCCAGGTATTCGGGAATAATATTCATGGCTTCCCTCGTTTCCTGTTCATGGCGGCGGCGGCGGCACTTGCGGCGGCGCTCGCTGCCCCGGCAACGGCTATCGACAAGCCCTTGATATCCTCGAATATCTTCTGGTGATCTTCGCGGTTTTCCTTATGCAAGCTCGCCAACTCCTCCGCTAATCCCGCCTCTTGCTTCTCGCCCGCCTCTATTTTTGATTCAAGGCCCGAATGGAGCGAGCATGGCCTTCCAGTCCCGTTCTTGCCGTTCTTCCGTGCATCGTAAATCAGCTTCGACCAAGCCGCGATATTCCCTAACCCAATTCCGAGAGCCGTCACTTCGCCGACTGATAATGCCATCTCATTTCCCCTTTTCGCATTCCCTGAGTTTGAGTTCTAGGAGCCGGGCTTTACCGAGCGATTGAAAATAGAGCGAGAGGAGCGAGTCGAAATCCCTAGCTTCGATAATCCGTTGGATGTTCGTGTCCAGCGGGACGAAAATCGGGTCCGGGCGCTTACAAGCTGCCGTACTTAGAAATAAGCAAAGCGAGAGCGTTATGATCGCCCTCAGCCAGCGCCTTGAGGAACTTCTGTTCATCTTCTTTCCACTCCTTCTCGAATTCCTCGAGCTTATCTTTCTTGAGCGCCTTGAAGACCTCGTAGAGAAGATTCAGAATGACGGTGATAACGGGGTCCATTAGTGCGTCCTCGGCGTCACGAGCCGCGGCTCACGACCCGGAGATGGGTTCTTCCGCGCCGCCTCTTCCTGCCGCTGTTTCTGCGCGGTATATTGCTCGTCCGTCATCCATGACACGAAGTCGATGTAGTCGGTATTGAAAGCAACCTTCGCGCCGGTCAATTCCGTCACTTCGATGAACCGTCCGGGCCTCCAGCGCTTGATGTCCTGCGGCCCCCCTTGAACGACGAAGCGATGGCCGTCGGTCTTGATGATGATGAGCGGCATATCATCTACCCTTACTTGACGACCTGTTTATAATACCCGGATGAATAGACGAACACCCCTGCCCCGTATGCCACCAGGTTCAAAATGTTGAACGCATGGGCAACAACAAGCAGGTAGTAAGCCGTTGCGCCAAACGATGCAAGGATCGAAAGAATCACGGCCTTGCCGTCGCTCACCTTGAGCCACGACTTGAGCGCGGCAAGTATCGTGGACATCACGGGTCCGGATACGAGGACGACAATCGCGTTGATGATGGTCATATCAATGGTCACGTTGACCTCCTCATAAATTTATTTCGATGTCTCGGGGGGTTCATAATCACCCCCTGGTTCGCGGGTGATCCTTAAGCGTTCCTTGTCCCACTTGGAACCACCGAGATTGAAGTGTTCGATGATCCACCAAAGCAAAGTTTCGCCGCTCTTAAGTTCGTCGGCTTCATCGTCAGAGAATACTGCGGTCTCCAGATAATTCCTCTCTCCGGTGAAATCCGGGTATTTGCAGACATAGCCGTTCCTGATTCGCGTGATCTCGACGGCCCAATCTGTGAGTTTCATCCATCATCCCCGACAATCAAGGCCTTATATCGACACCATGAGGGCTTTTTCGATTTATCATTCAGGCTTTGCTGGTATGCCATACAAACGTCATCCAATTCGAAGGGACAGAATATGCAGTTTGTCAGGCGTATGAGTTTCCCGCCTTCGTCATCGAAGTTCGAGAATGCCTCATGTCTCGCATTTTCTAGGTAGGGCATTATGCAGGCCCCTCGCCTAACCAGAAATCAAAATCGCTATGTTCGTCAAAAAGATATGGATAACCATTCTTCAACATAAAAAACCCATTCGTCCACTCGGGGTGAATTGTCGTTTTAATAGACCGATACTCGATCTTATCTCTATCGAACATCCCACCGATGTCAG